GGATGGCAAGCTCCGGTCCCAGGGTGGAGGTTTAGCCCCTGCTCCACTGCACCTAAAGCACGTAGTTGTGGAGGAGTGGGTCACCGACCACTGGGAGGCCCGGGGAGCTCTGAGCGCTAGTGGAGAGCTGGTCATCCCCAGGAATGATGCTGTGGGTAAGGACTTAGAATACCGATTCATCTCTGTAGATACCAGTGGACAGGTGGGGGGCACCAGTACTAAGACCACAGTACGTGTGGTCAATGCCACTCAATCTAGCATCAACCAGGCCATGACTGATGCTAAGAATGCTCTAGCAGAAGCCAAGGGTGCTAAGACCACAGCAGATGGGAAGAGCCACATCTACGTACAGACCAGCCGACCACAAAGTGACGCTAAAGCGGGCGATCTATGGTATAAGCTGGATGCTAGCGGTAACATCACAGAGGTACTAGTAGCCGCTCAGCAGGGGACGGAAGTGGTATGGAATCGCCGCAATATGGTGGCTAGTAGTGTGCTGGTACCCGGGAGTGTAGGCTCCACCACCATACAAGACGGCGCTGTGACCTCCACCAAGATCGTAGCAGACAGTGCCCTGGTCTCCAAGCTGATGACTCCGGAGCTGATGGCTGGTCGCATTCAATCCTCCTACCTGAATGCTAATGCCATTGATGGTAAGACTATCACAGGAGCTACCGTGCAATCCTCTGCTAGTGGCAGACGTACCGTACTCAATTCCCAAGGAATAGAGGTATTCAATGCTCAGGGACAGTCCCAGGTGAGGTTGGGTTTTAACTATGCTACCGGTCTGGCGATTGCTGATCCGAAGACCGGTAGCATGATTGAGGCTAGCGGGATGATCTTCGGTGCGAACTCCATTGCCCGGATAGACTCCTACCGTAACACATGGCTAGGCATGGCACCTACCGGTAATCAATCCCAGCCATGGCGTAGGGTAGGGCAGTATGGTAGTGCGCTACAATCCCCCACCAAGCGGGCGAATATAGTATGCTATTGTGGTGTGGCTACTAAGGCAAACTCCTTGGAGACGAATTCTATGCAAGTGGTGCTGAATGTGCACAGCAAGACTATGCCTAGCAGCCCTACTGATGGGCTGCTGTATGCAGGGCGTAATGCCGAGAACTGGGAAGACGTACTATTCCGCAATAGTGAGTTCTTCATACTCAACGAGTATGTGTCCTGGTCTGGCACAACGGCATATCCTGTGATTTGGTTCTACAATAAGAATACTCCAGCATCCCACAAAGAGATATACGTATGGTCTAATGATTGTTTGGTGATCCCAGCATGATTGACATCAGTGTAGACCTGACTAATGAGATGATGTGGTCCATGCTCACCACAGGAGATTGCGAGTATCTAGACCCCATCTATAACTCATACCAGCAGTGGTATGGAGCCGACTATCCCAACATCAAGCAGTATAGTGGTACTGTAGTCCCTGGAGGCTTCGAGCCGGAGCCGGGTCATCGTACGCGGCTCCCTCTCACAGAGGTGATGCAAGAATCTGGTGAGCCTCCATATAATAAGGAGGTGACATGTGGTATCACCATCAAGAGTGAATATGCTCCCAGAGTGGGTAACACACAGGTGGTGCTGCAAAACAGTCGTAAGGTCCCCAAGAGGCAATCCCTCACGTGGAAGTCCCGGGGTAATAACATATACACGACCACATGCACTCTCCCCATACCAGATGAGCGGAACCTGGTGTGGTCGCTGCTACTACCAGCGGGACTCCCCAGTAATACTGTGATTGTCAACGTCTCCGCATTCGTGCGGAATAAATCCTTGGTCCAGGAGACTCTGAAGGTTCGTCATCCTGAGCTAGGTAAGTTGGTAGACGTGACCACAAAGCTCATGGGAAGCACCTCTGCCAGACCACTAATAGTGACCTCACTGTATGGAGAACAAGAATTACGTCGGGATCTAAATCTAATCCGTGCTCAGTGGGACCTAAGCAGCCTAGTAGGTGCCCCTACCAGGCCAGGGAAGTTGCTAGTGCTGTGGCCTATGCCAGTAGTATCGGTAGATCCTATAGCTACAGGCAAGTATCCTGCGGAAACCGTCCAAGCCTCCTACAGGTGGAATACCTCCCGACCGGTGAAGATTTTCAGCCGTAGTTCTCCAGATCAACGAGGCAATCCAATATCTAATCTGGCTCTAGCATCTAACTATATGTTCCCTCCAGCAATCATCACGGTGCCTGATGGGGAATCGTCTGCTATGTTAGAGCTGATATTCAGTGCGAACGGCGCTCAGGACTACGAGGTTGGCTACCGGATACCCAACGCCACATTTATACCGTGCTAGCTAGCCAAGGTTGCGCCGCCACACAGCGGGTGGTATAATACTTATTACTCTACAGAAAGGACAGGCAATGGATCAATTCCAATGCACGGTAGATTGCTACACTACCGCAGACAGTGGTCCACGGGACCCTTATCAATGTCAATTCGGTGTATTTCACACCACCGAGAATGGTGATTCCGTCCGCGCTCTAGACATTGCTATGTGGCAACAGAACCCTGCTAATGGTTCTAGTTACAACGTACTAGTAGGTACCGATGGCACTACAGTACGGTCCAACGATGACGACTATATTCCTTGGTCAGCAGGTTATACTGGCAATATGAGGGGCATTCACCTGTCGGCAATTGGACGGGCTGCTCGCACCAGGGAGGATTGGCTCGCTCATCCTGCACAGATTGAGGCAATGGCTCAGTGGACTGCACATCTGCATACCCAATATGGATTCCCTCTGGTGTGGTTGAGTGCTGCTGACCTGCGAGCAGGCAAGGAGGGCTTTACAGGCCATGCTCAGATCTCAGAAGCATGGCGTGAGGTAGACCACACAGATCCCGGCGCGGGATTCCCCCATGATGTGGTGCTTAGCCGTGCTCAGCAAATTGTCAATGATCCCGACTCTTCCTCAGGAGAAGACTCTATGTCTAATGATGAAATTCTCGCTAAGCTCAATGAGGTCCAGACCACTCTGCGAGAGGTCCTCCGTCAGCTGGGTCAACCAGGTGGTTGGCCACAGGGAGGCCGTCGCACCCTATATGATTTGACCTCTGCCATTGCGGAGAAGCAATCCATCCCCCACACCTACGATACCCTCGCTGACGATACTCAAAAGAAGGAGTGATACTACCTACATGGCCCCATACCCGGAGCTAATACAAGCTCTATCCCCGATACTAGTGGCGATCGTCGCTGCATACAGTAGTGTGGTCGTAGCTAGGATCGGTCGGATTCAAAAGGAAATTTCCACCGAATCCAGCACCAAAAACCTAGGGGAATCTGTAGACCAGATCAGGGGACAGGTCAATCAAATAACGCATGACCACCCTGACGTGCTCAGTGCTCTAGACCATATAGAATCCGAGCTCCAGCTGATCAATAAACGCCTGGACAGCATAGAGCTCCATAACCGAAAGGACGTCTAACCTCATGGAACCTGTGACTGCCATTGCCACCGTACCAGCGGTACTAGCCCTAGTAACGCTAGCTAAAGACCTAGGCATGCCCTCCCGCCTAGCACCTGTACTAGCCTTGGTACTAGGTGTGGTGCTAACCCTACTGCACACCCTTGGCCTGGGAGAGGGCATCACCACACGCAATGTGTATGGGCTGATCACCAGCGGTATGATCCTGGGTCTGAGTGCATCTGGCTTGTATGATGGCTCTAAGCTCATCAGCAAGGACAAGCAAGCTTAGCACTACCACACACCTACCTAGTCACTGTCCTTCCAACCGGAAGATCGTAACCCCTTCAGGCTCACAGAGGTATGGGCTTGCTCGGATTCTTCATCGTAGGAGGGGCAGATTTTCATATCGTCATCCAGATAGAAGGTGCCGGATCCTGTCTTGCTCTGCACATCCATACGTAGGGTTGGTCGGTCCTTAGTAGGAGACTGAAGACTGATTATGAAGTCGCACCAAGCATGGAGGGCTGTGGACCCAAGGATGCGGTCTTGCATAGATTCTATCTTCCCCGTCACACTCTTACGTGTGTGGTGTACAAAGATAATAGCGCATTTGGTCTCTGTGGCTACCTCCTTCACGTCGCTGAGCACACTATACATATCGGCAGAGTTATTTACGTCAGCACCACCAATGGCCATGCTGAGTGTGTCAATGATGGCGAGCTTAAGGCGATTCTCCTGGATGATCTTTCGAAGTCGGGTCTTATCCAGCTGGACAGACAAATTCATAGGGCTAAAACTGATCTTGAGCTTAGTCTTCTTAGGGGGATGCCATACCAGGTCCGGAGTGATATAGCCCCTCCAATTATAACGCTGGCGATGATCATCCTTGCTGAGCATATGGTCTAGCCGTGACATGAGCAAGGGCTTACCATCCTCCAGAGCAAATAAGCCTACGGGGAGTGACCTAGGAATTTCAATACCGAGGGCATTGGTCCCAGTGCTTATCCCCAGAGCTAACTCTAAGGAAAGCCTAGTTTTACCCACTTTTGGTGGGGCTACTAGCATGCCACAGCCACCCTCCGGTATCAGCCCTGGGACCACCCACCGCATAGGCGTCTGAGAGATTTCCCCCATCTGGTCCCAATCTAGCACCTCGCTATTGATAGCACGCACCACATCAGGGGGGAAGCGAATATCCCTCCACGACATCTCTGGAGGGTATGCCATACCATACTTAGCAGGCCAACCGTCCTCGGTATAGCTAAAGGCTGCTTTATTAGCCACCCTTCTAGGCTCACGGGGGCTTCCCGGACCAGAGGGGGGCTGTGCAGCTGTAGTGGGTGTGGTCTGCCTTCCGCTGGACCGGTAAGCCTTGGCTACATCATCACGAAGCCGATCTGGAGATTCCCGCCATTTATTCCATTTGCATGAATTCAATAGCTTAAATGCTAGCTCTTGCTCTACACCGAGCTCCGCAAATGAGCGTGCGAGCTTCCATAAGATCTTACTACGGTCACCTGTAGGATTATTCCTCCCCATGACCATAGACATATCCCGGGAAAGCCCCAGATAGTGGGAAATCCTTGCAATCAAGCTACCGCTTGAGACGGGCTTTCCGTGGGAGACTAGAATCTTCCCACGGAAAGCCTTCTTCTTATGGTGGATGCTCCCTGGTATGCGTAGTAATTGCCCTACATCTACCCCAGACCGGTCAGCGCCAATCGCATGAGCTAGGACCCCCATTAACCGATCCCGGTGAAATTCCCCGCTAGAGATTTGATCTTTCAGCAGCCAGATAGCTTGCTTATGCCCTGGAGACGTCTCCCATACATAGGAGGGCTTTAGCTGCATGAGCAGGTCATCATTGAAATTATCATCACAATCGACCCAGACTACACGCTGGGGACCAAATCCATGCCTACGGCGTGTAGGCTCCGTAGCTACAGCGGGAGTCCAATACCAGTCATCACTACCAGTGATTTTAGGAGTGAAGCTGACCACACGGTGGTGGCCACCATCAATGAATTTCTCCGTAGGCCTTCCGATATGGTGGATGTGCGGAGTCCACACATATCCCGTGATTCCCGAGTGACGCCATACTCGCTTCATGATGGCTTGATACTGTTTATCCACTGGACTACCTCCTGCGCAGATGGGTCGCAGGATACGAATGTCTTGGCTCCTGCTTGGTCAAATTGGTCCAGCACATAACGTTGTGCTGCACTAGGCTGTGCATATGGGTCCCTCTTAGCCTCTATAGCGAAGAACTGTCCATATGCACAGCCTAAAATATCGGGAGTGCCTCGCAGCTGCATAGCACTCCCGTGGGTGCGGAGGGCAAACACTCCTGGGATGCTATTGAGTGTGGTCAGCATCTTGCGGACGATGTCTGCTTCCTTCATTATGATTAATAGCTATTTAGCAGCTTTACGGGGCGATCGCTTAATAGTCCGGCGCTTAGCAGGGGCTTTGGTTGCGCGTCGGGTAGCAGGCTCTGGATCTTCATCCTCTCCTTCATCAGCGAAATCATCATCTTCGTCATCAAAATCATTGCCCTCAACATCGCCATCATTACCGGATGTGGCGGGTTCATCGTCCTCAGGGAATTCGTCATCGAGATCAGACTCTTCGTCATCAAAATCATCAGAGTCATCATAGTCCTCCTCGTCATATTCGTCATCTTCGTATTCGTCTTCATATTCGTCTGACTCAGACTCATCATAGCTGCTAGGGTCTTCAGATGAAGAGCCAGAATCCTCTTCAGAGTTAGGTCCCTGAGTAGGATCTTCCATCTCAGCGGTGAATTCCGCACTATATACTCCAGTGAGGGTTGACCGCTCGACCCCATTATAAAGGTCATCCTCCACCTCTGCAGAGATCACAGCCCCCACAATAGCCTCCGGATCCAACTTGATAGCACGCTGTGGGACCTTTTGACCAGCTGCTACCAGGATGTCCCGAAGCTTCCAGAGCTGATTAGGCTGGAGCTTGCAGTAGAAGGGGAGCAGACGAGTCCGGAATTGCTGACTAGTCGGCTGAAGGCCGTAGACAATCATCGGAGTGCCGTCCTTAGCCTCAGTCTGCTGGACAGATGCGATGCGCATCCGGTAGAGGCCAATGGGCATCTTGCGAGTATTCCATGAGGAGCGTTCCTCAGTCTTGGAGAAGTCAATAGTGATCTTTTTAGCCATGATGGCTTCCTTTCTTAGGATTTGGTCCAGCCGAGCAGAGAATCCAGACGCTCTACGCTGGGATTGGGTAAGAAGGGCGGACGCCCCTTATATTCGGCAGATCGTGCTCCTGCAACCACACCAGGTGTGGGTGTGAGCCAGAGCCGCCGACGGTACTTGCCATTGACATTGGCGATATACAGACGACCAATGCAATCGGACATCGTAATCAAGGATCGTGCAGCCCCTTGAGGCAGATCAAGAGTAACAGACGCAATCACCTCCTCATCATCATCTTCACTGACCCAGTCTTCAGTAGGAGCCACCAACTTCTCCTGGCAGAGGATGACGACCTTACGGCCTTCTCCCTTCAATCCTCGGATCAGAGTCGCCAGAGCTTGGTTAGCAGCCCCCCACATGCTGAGGGTAGGGGTTTTACCTCCGCTCATAGCATGGAGCATATGCTCATGCAGGGCAGTAGCTGTGTCTACGACCACATGTGTGTGACTCTTGAGGAATGCTGGGCTAAGCACCTCACGATTCAGATTTGACACGCTTACGTCATTTATTACGGTGAATCCTGAAGTGTCGGTGCCAATAAGGCCATCGTCCGCATTGATGATAGCCGTCTTCCCTCGGGGAGCTCCCTTCAGGGAGAATGTGGTCTTGCCTACCTTAGGCTTACCATAGATAGTGTAGATCATTGATTAGTCTCATCCTTTCTTTGGTTAGGGTAGTAGTCTAGGGGATCATGTGTGGTCGTGTACCGGGTTTGCTGCTCTAGGGTGCTAGATCCGTGGATCAGGTCTGCCACAGTCAAGTCCTTGAACTTGCACATATACCCGCTACATTGTGCCAGATTGCGCTCCACACGGTCAGGATCATCCCAGTGGTAATTGAGCATACGCTTAGTAGATGTGAAGAATGACTTGAGCTGACGTGTAGCCTGCTCCTTAGTAAAGCACATATAGTCACGACGGAATAGGTCTGTATAAGTGCGATTCTGTAGTTCCTCCAGAAAGTCTGCTACGTACTGGCGCTCCGTAGGGTCTGGAATGCTAAGCATATCCTCCCCCTGGATTACGGAGAGCATATTATTATCTAGCAGCCATTTGCGGAATACCGGATAGGTGGTGCCAATGGGCTTCAGAGTCCGAGAGAGTCGACCTGTCTTTGTCAGTGTAGGCGTGCGGATGGCCCCAGTCTTGCAATAGTCATAGATGAATCCCTTCGGTTGAGGAATTCCCAGCTTCAGATATTCTGGGGATTTGCGACATGCCCATAGATAGCTGTAATTCTGGAATGATAGCTCTCGGTATCGCCATTCAGGGAGCTGAGCATGGGTTTTATGGTCCAGAAGCCATACATCACCTACAGAATCCCGCACCACTAGGTCTATCCGTCCTCGGTATAGGGCTTTGCCATGGAATAAAGGTCGCTCCACCGTGATCTCCGCTGTGATTGGCTCCAGCTCATCATCATGGTACACGTACTCGTAGCTGAGCATGATATTCTCACACTCAGCAGCTAAATCCATAGCCACCTCGTCAAAAGATTCTGAGCGGAGCTGCTCCGTCAGCTCAGCATGCTTTGTACGCCAATCTCGACCATTAGCACGCTCTTCAAGCAGGGAATGGATCCATGTGCCTCGAGTGAGCGGCTTGCTAGTAATGCGTGGACGTAGCCCAAGCACAGTGCTGTAGTATACCTCCCTAGGACAGCCCACAAAGCTGCTAACCATACTCTGGGTGACCACGGGGACGCCTTGCGCTGTAGTAGGCCACCAACCACACACCCCCTGCTTAGTAGGTGGCAAGGGGGTCACCTCCCCAGAAGCGGGAGACCGTGACGTCCGCTTTGAGCTGGAATTTCGTTTCACAAAGATCATCTGCCTTTTCCATAGTAGACTTGACAATTTGGGCTACCTTCCGTGCGTGCTTACGTGGAGCGGTGAGGCATACGCTGTCGTGCACGGTAGTAATAAGCTTAGCCCCAAAACGCCGCAAACGCAAATCCCCAGATAAACGAGCTAAACTTACTAGCATTAGGTCACTCCCGGTGGATTGCACGGGTGAATTGATGGCTTGACGGAAGGCATTTTCTTGGACCCAAAAGTCAGGACTGTAGACCTTGGGTAGATGACGCACCCGTCCAAATGCATTGACCACACAGCCATGATTTATGGCGAATCGTCGCTGTTCACGGTACCACTCTGGCAATCGGTTGAAGGTCCGGAAGTACTCCCTGCGGAATTCTTCTGCCTCTGTGGGAGAAATGATAAGGCCATAATTCTCCTGTAGGTAGTTGGCAAAGTGCTTAGATTGCATACCATAGAGGAATCCGAAGTTCACGCCCTTTGCTAAGGTCCGCTGAGTTTTGGTCACTTCCTTCTCACCAGTGAGGCGTTGAGCTATATAAGTGTGGATGTCCACACCCTCTTGGAATAGCCTCTGCATGGTGGGCTCATTGGCCAGGACAGCAGCTACCCTCAGCTCCAGCTGGGAGTAATCAGCCTCGATCCAGAGGTCTGTAGGATCACCGAATAAGGTCCGGATCTGGGGATCCCGGGGAATCTGCTGAGCATTAATCCCAGGATTGTCCGGAGCAGGGCTAGCGCTGCTGAGCCTACCTGTGACAGTCCCTGTCAGGCGGAAGCTCGTAGGGATGCGTCCATCTACAGAACGGTCCCGTAGAGGGACTATGAATCCAGTATGCAACTTATGTAGCGTGCTGCGATCCCGGAGGAGCTTAGCCGCCGGATGTGTGAGCTTTGCCAAGGCAGACTGCGACAGGGACGGACTCCCCTCTGGCCAATACTTGCTAGACTTCCCCCGGGATACTATAGGAGCCCCCATATGGTCAAATAGCCACCATCGGGTCCAGTTGGTATTGCCCCACTTGGGGGTAGATTTTTGCAGGTAGTCAGGCCACTGCTCCCTGGGAGGGATGGAGGCATCTAGTGTGTGGTCTATGGCTTGGAGTTGCTCCGTGATCTCTGCTGAGACCACACCCAGTCGGTCCATCCGTATGGGTAGACGGTTATCCTCCATCTGGGTGAGCGGTCGGATCGCTGGAATCATGATATTGGTCATGACCCATTCAGCACTACCTCCCGGTGGTTGGTGACGCTTGAGCTGACGCTGCTGATAGCGCATCAGCTCTCTGGTGACGTAGACGTCCTTAGCTACGTACTGACATAATGCGTCATTGACCCTAGTCAGATGGCTAATCTCTCCCAGAGTCCAGTCACTATACCCCAGGAGCCTCATCCCTAGATTCTTCAGGCCGACCTTAGCGTTCTCGTCCAGTAGGTGAGCCATAAGCATAGTATCCCACGTGCAATCCACGGTAGCCCCATAATGACGTAGCCACCGTAGGTCAAAATGCGCATTGTGGAACACTCCTCGGGAGAGACGGAGCTTTGCGATGTCTGCATCAGTCTTAGGGATCCAGACTATGACCTGCTTGCTCCGTAGGGGGGCGAATCCGATGCAGAGAATCCGCCCCTTCTCTATGGTGAGGGATGTAGTCTCGATATCACAGATTATTGGGTCCTTCCTGCTTGCTAAGTAGGTAGTAAGCCGGTCTGCATCTTGTGATATCGAGATCTTCATCATATTCCTCTCTGTGTGGTCTTACCGAGTGCGACGGATCCGGCGCCGACGTTGCGTAGACTTTGTACCCTGCTCAGCAGCGGGAGGGGTGGCGGGTGCCTCCAGCTCATCCTCCGTGAGGGAGAGGACTGTCTGCTCTGGTAGTGCTTCTGGAGAATCTTGGAACTGCACAATATCAAGACCCTCAGATACCACATCTGCTACATCTTCGTCTTCGAAGTCTTCTAGCTGAGGCTCAGGTGCCTTAGGAGCCTTCTTAGAAGGCTTCTTGGTTGTCTTCTTGGAGGACTTCTTAGCAGCTGGTTTAGCTTCCTTCTTAGCCACCGGACGGGCTAGCTCCCAGCCAGAGGGGAGATCAGGAGCATTGGTGATGGCTCGCTCAACCAGGTCATCAAAGATGTCCTCGTCGATGTATTCGATGAATGCTTGCCATGCAATCGCTCGCATAGCCTTATAGCGAGCTTTCTGTACATCAATACCTAGGGCTTCAACCATCCGGTTGATACCAGCATCCACGATGTCCTTGTCAGTAGGAGTAGATTCTGCCTTCTGGGCTTTGGATACCATAGTGGTACACCTTTCTGTGTGAGTGTGAGTGCCTTGTGCTCCTCACTGAAAACGATTATAGCACACATCCACTTGGAACGCAAATGCTAAGTAAGAAGGTGGTTTCTGGGCTTAATACGAGCGATAGTTTTTTCCAGGTGAGTGTGGTCTTCTTCTAGGGTAATCCACACGTCCATGTCAACAGACCCTCGACCACAGAGGAACCACACCTTCGGCTTCTGAGGGGAGAGTTTGATACGGTCAGAAGCCTGCTTATACGTCACGTAGTTGAAGTCGGAGGTGAACCACACCAGGTTGCTAGCTGCTGAGATATCCACAGCCATGCTTACCGTCCTGGGCTGGACTATCAGCACATGAACGGTGCCCTGCTGGAATTCCTGGAGTACTTCATTCTTCTGATTGGTAGATCCTTGGATCACCCTATAGGATAGCCTCAGGTGACGGTCCATATATTTGGTGAGTAAGCGAATCTCCTCCAGGTGAGTACAGCAGATGATGGTCTTACCCAGACCTTTCTTACAGAACAGCCATTGCAGAACTTGGAGACGACGATTGAGTGCAGGATGATATGTGACGGGGCTTCCTTTATCATCCTTAGCCCACCCAGCTACCAGTGTGCGCATGCGCAGGAGTCGCGTCATTGGGTATAGACCCAGAATCATATGACCACACAGCTGCACTACCCCATTCCGCTCCATAGTCCGGAGCTTAGACCGCACCTCCTCTGGGAGGGGATAGT